GTCGATGGCTATCTGCGCATGGGCCGCGAAACGGAACTGAAGTCGATGTCCGTGGGATCGGCGGCGGACGGCGGCTTTGCCGTGCCGCGCCAGATCGACACCGAAATTTCGCGCCGGATGGTCAAGTTCAGCCCGGTCCGCTCGGTCGCTTCGATGGTGCAGACCAGCTCCAGCGGGTTCCGCCGCCTGATCGCGATTGGCGGCACCGCGTCGGGCTGGGTCAGCGAAACGGCGGCACGGCCGGACTCCGCCACGTCAAAGTTCCTGGAAATCGCGCCCCCCGCTGGTGAACTTTACGCCAACCCTTCGGCCACGCAGGCCATGCTCGACGATGCGGCGTTCGATGTCGAAAACTGGCTGGCGAGCGAAATCGCCATCGAGTTTGCCCGCGCGGAAGGTGCCGCGTTCATCAACGGCACCGGCGTGAACCAGCCCAAGGGCTTCCTTCAGGCAGGCGCGGCCGTCCAGAACGATGCGACGCGCCTGTTCGGTACGTTGCAGTTCTTCGGATCGGGCAATGCCACGGGCTTTGACGCAGCGCCCGACAGCAAGCTGATCGACATGGTGTTCTCGCTGCGCGCGGCCTTGCGGCAGGGCGCGGTGTGGATGATGAATTCGGCCACGCTGGCAGCGGTGCGCAAGTTCAAGGCCAGCGACGGTTCGTTCCTGTGGCAGCCGGGCATCGCCGATGGCCAGCCCAACCGCCTGCTCGGCTATCCGGTGGTCGAAGCGGAAGACATGCCGGATATCGGCGCCGGGGCCTTCCCCATCGCGTTCGGCAATTTCCAGGCCGGTTACCTGATCGCGGAACGTTCGACCACGTCGATCCTGCGCGATCCTTACAGCAACAAGCCCTACGTCCAGTTCTACGCCACGCGCCGCATCGGCGGGCAGGTGCTGGATAGCGATGCGATCAAGCTGCTGAAAATCACGGTCTGACCGGCCTGATGTTCAGGCGCGCGTCCCCTCCCCCGCGCGCCTGACGGGGTGCCCGTGGCGGCTTTGCCCCCCTTTTCCGCCACGGGCACCTTTTCCCCTTTCCGTCCATCCACATGGAGAATGCCATGAAGCGGGCAATCGTCACGCCGCCAGTGCTGTCTGCGGCGGCCCTGTCAGAACTGAAAGCCTGGCTCGGCATCAGCACCACCCGCGATGACGCGGAACTGGGCGGCCTGATCCGGGTCGCGCTGGAAATCTGCGAAGGCTTTACCGGCACCATGCCGCTGCAATCGGTGTGCGAGGAAGTGCTGCAACCTTGCGGGCATTGGCAGACGCTGGCCACACGCCCGGTGGTGGCGATCACGTCAGTCCTCGCCATCGATGTGCAGGGCGTGCGCACCACGCTGGCGGCCAGCGATTACGAAATCGATCTTGATGCCGATGGCGGCGGCATGGTGCGCCTGCGCCGGCCGCTGGTGCAGAAACGCATGGTCGTGCGCTTCACCGCCGGAATGGCCGACGACTGGTCCGGACTGCCCGACGCGATCCGCCACGGTACGATGCGGCTTGCCGCGCACCAGCACCGGTTGCGCGATGCGGAGCCCGGCGTGCCAGCGGTCAACGCCGGACCGCCGGCCGCCGTCGCGGCGCTGTGGCGGCCGTGGCGACGGATGCGGCTGGCATGAGCGGGCAGGGGATCATCCGCGTGGAGATCGACCTCGCCGCGCTCCAGTCCCGGCTGGTCACCGCAGCCCGGAAACTGGCCGAAGCCCACGCCGCCGATCTGGCGCAGCGCGGCAAACCCGACCGCTGGCGCAATGCCGGGCTGCTGTGGCCACTGTTCGGAAAGGAGTGACCGATCATGGAACTGTCCTTTCGCGCCGTGCTGCTGGCATGGCTTGCCGCCGATCCCGCGCTGTCCGCCAGCCTGAACGCCATTGTCGAGGAAGCCCCCAGCCGCGCCGAACTGCCCTGGCTGGCGCTGACCGCCAGTGCCAGCGCGGACTGGAGCACCAAATCCGGCGCGGGGCGCGAAATCCGCGTGGCGCTGGAGCTTTCCTATCGCGGTGACGATCCGCTGTCGGAAAGCGCGCTGATCGCGGCCATCGAACGGCGGGTGGAAAGCCTGCCCGCCAATCAGGCGGCCAGCGGCTTCACCATCGCCAGCCTGATGTTTCTGAAGGCCCGTGCCGAACAGCGCGGCGAAGCGCGGCGCGCGATGCTGCTGGAATACCGCGCCCGCGTGTTCGCGGCCTAGGCCTCCCAAATTTCCGGTCCGCGCGCTGCGGGCCCAGTTTCACCCCCAAGGAGAACCGACATGCCAGCCCAGAAGGGAAGCGCATTCCTGTTGAAGATAAGCGATGGCGCGGCAGTGCCCGCCTACAATACCGTGGCCGGACTGCGCACCACGCAGCTTTCGATCAATGGCGAAATGGTGGTCGTCACCAGCAAGGATTCCGGCGGCTGGCGCGATCTGCTGTCCGGCGCGGGCACGCGTTCGGTTTCCGTCAGCGCGGCGGGCATATTCCTGGGCAGCGCGGCGGAAACGCAAGTGCGCGGCGCCGCGCTGGCGGGTACGCTGGCCGATTATGAACTGTCGTTCGAAGGCGGCGAGCGGATGCGGGGCAAGTTCCTTGTCCAGCGGCTCGACTACGCCGGGGATTTCAACGGCGAACGCAGCTATACCCTGACGCTCGAAAGCTCCGGCACCGTGGTGCAGGCATGAGCGGGGCAAGCAACGGCGGGGCGAACCCGCATCGCGGCGAAGTTTCGATCCTGCTGGACGGTATCGAACACGTCCTGCGCCCCACATTCGCGGCGCTGGTTTCGGTCGAGGAAGAGCTTGGCTCGCTGATCACCCTCGTCGAACGCGCGACCGGCGGCGAAATGAAGCTGGGCGAGATCGTTGCCCTGTTCTGGCACTGCCTGAAAGACCGCGATGAACACAGCCGCGAAGCCTTTGCCGAAGCGGTGACGCGCGTGGGGCTGGCCGCCTGTGCCGGACCGCTGCGCGCCCTGCTGGTGCAAGTGCTGAAGGGCGCGCTGTGAACCCGGCCCCGGCGGACGCGTCTGGCGCGCGCTGGGGCTGCGGCGCGGCCAGGCTTTCCGGCAAAGTGGCATTGCTGCTTGGCTGGCACCCGGATCGTTTCTGGGCCGCCACGCCGGAAGAACTGGCCACGATCCTTGCCGCTGCGGCCCCATCGGGCGGCGGCGGCGGGATCGACCGCGCCACGATCAACACTCTGATGGAGCAGGATCGCGATGAACAGCCTTGATACGCTGATGGTGGACGTGCGGGCGAGTACCGATGGCTTTGCCGCGGATATCGGCCAGATGCGCCACAGTTTCGATTCCATCCTTGTCGATGGATTTTCCCGCGCCGGTGATGCGCTGGAACGCGGGCTGCTGGGCGCGGTGCGCAAGGGCAGCCTCAGCTTCGAGGATTTGCGCCGTACCGCGCTGAACGTGATCGACCAGATCGCGGCGCAGGCGCTTCAGGCCGGTCTTGGCTCCATCGGTCTGGGTGGCGGTTCGGGCAATGGCGGCATCGGCGGTCTGCTGAATCTGGGGAGCGTGATCGGATCGGCATTAGGCCTGCCGGGCCGTGCCACCGGCGGCCCGGTTTCACCCGGAACGGCCTATGTGGTGGGTGAACGCGGCCCGGAAATGTTCGTGCCCACGTCCGCCGGTCGCATCGAAACCGGCGGCAGCGGTTCGGGCGCGCGCAATGTCAACGTGTCGATCCGCGTCGTCAGCCCGGAAGGTGCCAGCCATCCCGAAAGCCTGCGCCGATCCAGCCGGCAGGTGGCGCAGGCCGTGCGCCGCGCGCTGAACGCGTACTGAAAGGACGCCACGCCATGAGTTACTGGCTCGCGCGCCGCCGCACGGTGCAGCAGACGGACACGATCCAGCGGTTCGACCCGCGTTTCTGGACGGTCAATTTCCCGCGCCCGGCGATGGCTTCCGTCGTGACCATGGCGCCAGACGCTTTGCGCGTGGATGCCGTGTTCCAGAAAGCCGATGACCTTGTCGGGCTGATCTGGGAAAGTCAGGATCGCTGGGATCATCCGCTGCTGTCCTATGATACCGACCGCGATTATTCACGGCTGACGCTGTCGTTTCGCTGGCGATCGGGCGGTGTCCTGCCGCTGGATGCGGTGAATGGTCCCACGCTGACCATCGAAGGCCGGGACGCCGCGGGGAATGCGCGGGCATGGTACGTGCGCCTGTGGAACTATGCCAAAGGCACGCCCACCGACGCGCGCATAAAGCTGCCGTTTTCGGCGCTGGACGGCGGGTTCCTGCTGCCGGGTGAAGCGAACCGCGTGCATCCCGCCGCCATCGACCGCATGTTTATCTCGCTGGTGCCGCCCGGCTATGCACCGGGCAGCAGCGCGGCCTTTGCCAGCGCCGTCAGTGGCTGGGCGGAACTGACCGAAATACGCTGCGAAGGGCACAGGCCGATGCTGACCATCGGCGATGCGATGGTGCCGCCGCACGGCCTGTCGATGGCGACCGGTTATGACGATGGCTATAACCAGACACCCGCCCGGATCGTGCGTTCGATCCTTGCGCTGGGGTATCGCGGCAGCATCAACCATTACGTGGGGATGAGCCATTTCTTCCCGCTGGCTCCGGATGGCGCGGGCGGCTTCGTGGTTGATCCCGCAT